GCGCCTCGTTGATAGCCTCGAAGGAAGTGGTGCGTATAGCAGTCTCGATACGAGCATTGGCCTGCTTCACTGTGGATGCGCCGAGTGCGTCCACCACCGCTTCTTCAGTAAGCATCCCGTCGGCTTCAAGCGCCTTGTATATCGCCTGCTTTGTTTCTTCCTCCGTTTTGCTTACCTTCACGCCCTCCATCAGGATGTTGCGTATGGTCTTCTGTGTAGCGGCGCTGATGTCCCCTGCGAGCGTGTATCCCTTCTGCTTCATGTAGCTGGCGGCAACATCTTGCAGCGCGAGGTCGTTGGTGGCGAATGCCGCACCCTTCCCCTTGGCCTTGGCAAGCTCGCGCCGCGCGTGACTCTCGCCAATCGCCCATGCGTCCTTCAATCCTTTGATCGCAGTGCTCTTGAGCGCAGACATCTCCGCTGCCGTGTATGTGATCTTCTGAATGTCGTTAGGATTGCCTTCGGCAGTGCCGAGCTTCAACTCTTCGGCCAACGCAACAAGTCGTTCAACGGCGGCGCTGTTGATCGCAGCCAGATCATAGGCATTGTCCTTGCTGCTGTTGTCTGCCTTGTTGCCGATGACAGCGAAGTCAACTCGCTTCATCGCCTTGCTGAATGCGCTCACGCTGATGCTCATCTTGCCGACGACGGTCTCTTCTTGCTGCTCTACTGGCGGCAATGGTTTACCATCATGGCCTAGCTTTGATTCGTCGTTCTGCGGAGGTAGCGGCTTGCCATCAGGCCCGGGCTTCGGAGGTTCCGTCGCTTTTGGCAGTCCAGTGACTGGGTCGATCTCACCAGCGACAGGCTCGGGCTTCTCCACCTTGGCATTGTCCACCATTGCGCTAGCCTGTTCCTCGCTGATTGGGAACACGGCGGTGATGACGGCCTTGGCCGCTTCTGGTGATAGTGTGCCAGTACCTACCTGCGCAACGATGCCGACCAGCGACTGCACCTGTGCGCCGTTGAGGATGAGGTCGGGTGCATCGCCCTCGATCTTGGCTTTCTTTGGCATCTCCAGCGCATCGCGCAGGAATGCTTCGTCCGCGTCCGTTGCCTGTACTGCTCCAGCGGTGACGAGCTGCTGCCAGATCTTCACGATCTCCAGCTTGCGCGCATCGCTCACCGGCTTGAACTTGAACACTGGGTAATAGCCATCGCCAAAGTTCAAGTCGCCGAGTTCCTTGAACAGATGCGCATTGAGTTTCTGCTCCAGTCGCGTTGCGTCTGCATCCAGCGTCCACAGGAATGCCTCAAGCTGCGTCTGCGACTGTGCGAAGCTTCCAGTACTGCCCTGCTCGCTGATGCCCATGAGGTTAGGCACGAGCAGCGCCTTGGCGATTGCCTTGTCATGCTGCGCAATGGCGCGCTCGAATGCGTCGGTCGTGGCTGGATGCTCTATGTTGAGATCAATTCCGCTTGGCAGGATGATGCTGGACGTGGCCTGAAGGTTCCGCATCACATTTTGCAGCGTGGTGTATTCCAGGGAGCCAGCTACGATCGACTTGCCATCCTTTGGCGAGGCCCACACAAACCCAGCAGCAAATCGTTCCAGATGGATATTCTGGAACTTGATGACCATGTCCTTGCTGAAGTACGCACGGTAGCACTCGCGCAGTTCACTCTGCCCATAGTGCTCATCATAATCAGGGTTCTGCACGAAGTGGATGAATCGCGTCGGGTCAAGTTCCTGTTCGCGCCCATCGTATTGCTGAGTGAACTTCTGCACGTTGCCGTACTCATCAACGTGGAAAAAGAACGTATCGCACGGGCGCAACTTGAGGCGCTTGATGCCGTAGTACGTCTTGCCGTCGATCTGGATGAAGTGATACAGCTTCTCTGTCAGCGAGTAGCCGTTGTACATGGCGGACATGATGCCATTGAGCGCATCGCTTAATGGCTCTTCCATCTTCGCCAATGCTTCTTTGAAGACTTTCTTGCGAAAATCTCTTTCATCCTCGCTCAGTTCATCGCGGTCACACTCGAATACGTAATCGCGCGAAGTGATGGCGTCACGCTTGAAACGAACCACCGCCTTTACCTGTTCGTCCTGCATCATCTTGCTGTAGATGGCGTAGCCCTTGCGCCCTATCAGTGAGTCAGGGTTGTACTTGGGAAAGTCTGCGCCCGTGTACAGCGACGACTCAGACCACGCAACTTCGCCCACCGGAGCTTTCTGCTCTGTGGGCGGTTGCGGCTTGGCGAAGAACGTGCGTCCGAAGAGTTGCATGGATTATTCCTCGCTCCAAGTCAGACCAAGTGAATAGTCGTATGCCGCCAAAAGCGAGCGGTTCCATACCTTGATTAAATAATTCTTCCCAGGCTGAAGCACCCACTCGTGATCGCCCAGATCGCCTTGTGCTCCTGACGTGAGCACTACTCCGCCGATAATACCACCAACACTCGTGACCACTGGGCTGTCGTAAACCTTCACAGTGTTATCGTCTGGATATAGGCGATTCAGGTTCTTTACCGATGCAGGCGCTCCTACAGAACTCACCGCCGCGTTCTCGTACAGCTCGAACCAGAATGGCGTTCCTTGCACGGAAATATCGTCGATACGCAAGTGCATGGACGGCGCATCGAGCGATGTCGTGTCGATCAGGTGGTACGCCGTGCCGCTGGTTGGGAGTGCAGCATGGATTCCTGAATGACCGTATAGCCTTCCTTGATGCACGCGCGAAGTGCGCACATCTATGCCATGTGCAGAGCCGAATTCGTCGCCTTGTTGAAATACGGCGCTGTGCGTTCCATCGCTATTGACTAACAGCAGGTGCGGTATGTTTCCGTAGTCCATGGCCGTTCTCCTTTACCAATTATCGGCTGCGCTCGCCATTTGTCCAACTGCGATGATCTCAAGCTGCCCAGCCACGCTCGGTGTCTGCGTGGCGAACAGCATGGCAATTCCGTCTGCGCGGTCAGGCGATGCGATTCCGCGCGACATCATTGCTTCCTTTGTTTCCAAGTCTTCAACACGATCAACTCCCGGCTTCGTGCGCACACTACACATCTGCGCGGTGAAGTCGTCCCAGTCTCCGTCGTCCAGGAAGTCCTCTGCATAGCTGATCTTCTTATCGCGGTGCGAGTCGCGGCACACCATGTACGACTGCGTCCGGCGGTTGCGCCATTGCTTGTTGTCATCGCTTGCCGCGCCGCCCTTGTACGTGATGACCGGCATCCCGCGTTCGAGCATGTAGCCAGCAGCGCCTGCGCCAACGCCCAGCGAGTCTACCACCAGATCATCGCCGCGCGCAGGGTTTCCGCCGTACTCCTTGAACATTGCGATGCCTGCCTGCGCAGACAGGATAGGCGCTTCGCTTGCGGGAAAGCTGAACTGGCGCTGCTTCAGCACGCGCACGCAATCCCCAAGGATCCATGCAGCGGTCACCATAGTGAAGTTCGCCCCGCCGTCTGCAACGTCCACAGATACGCGCAGGCGCGGCGCATTGCCTTCGCCCACTACATCCGCACCCAGAGCATCAGTCAGCCATGCGTATGGTATGAGCTGCGCCTCGTCGCTGTCTGCGAACTCACCGTAGCACCGCACCTTAACGACAGGGCTGTTTCTCCCGTACTTATCCTCCATGCGCTGCACCCATTCGCGGGATACGCGAGTTGTCTTACTCAGATCAACGTGTATTTGATGGTAGTTCTTCGCGACCTTGGGGATGCAGTGCGACGCATGGAACGTGCCTTGATTCTTGGTGGGGTTGCCGATGAGCAGGAGGATGACGACCGTTCCGGTAGAGATTGCACCCTCAATGACCGGGAACATCAGCTCGTTTACTCCGCTTGCTTCATCCACAATGAACAGCATGTAGTCGTCGTGGTAGCCAGCCAAATTCTCCGGCTGTGACGCGGTCTCTGCAATGGCGCACCAGTCCTCATCGCCGTGCCACGTGATCTTCGTGCTGTCAATCTTGAGAGGTTCTGCATATTCCTTGCCAGCTCGCACCGCGATCTTGCGGAATGCTGGCCATAGGCGCGTGCGCAGTTGTGCTTCCTTAGGGGCGGTGCAGATAATGCGACCGCGGAACGCGTTGTTGAACCAGTGCATCAAAGCCGCAACAGAAAAAGTTTTCCCAGGGCCATGTGGCGCCCTGACTGTAATCATGCTCTTGCCATCGTGATTTCCCTCCTCGTTCTCCCGAATGCTCAGACTAGGCCCATTCGCCGCTGCGGCCACCCGTCGGACGGGGGGCCGAGGCCTCAACCAACGACAGCGGGTGAATCCGCGCTCTCAAGCCCTTCTCGAGGGC